CGATTTATCTTCAGCAAAATCTTTTAACATATTACGAAGTTCTTTTGCTTCTTTAAGTTGTGCTTTAAGCCATACTTTTCTTCGATCACTCGATGGTCGTTCTAGTTCTGTTTTAATGTTTTTTTTCATTTTTTGAAGATTATCTTCAAAAACTCCTACGAAAGCAGTAATTTTGCGTTTAGTCATCTATTTTGGCTCCTGTAATTAAATTAGTAACTGAACTAACTTTTTCTTGCTCAATAATATCAATACACATATTAGTTATCTCAATATCTTTATTTAAGAAGAACATTTTTTGTTGAAGTTTTTCAAGTTCTTGCTGATAAAATTCAAGCTCACGCTCTTTTTGTAATTTATGTTTTAATATATCAGAGAGAAGTATTATTTTATCTGTCAATGTTGTACCGCTGGAGACCAAAAGGTTGTACGACCGTCATTAAGTTTTATACGCTCTACTGGATTGCCGTAGATATCTTGTGTTTGATTATATACCATTACATGTCCTCCTCGTGCTTCTACTATTTCGTTAGGATTAGAAGCAAACCGAGTATACTTTCCATGATTATTATATAAATCAGAATAATTACGAATAGTTGCACCCCCAGTGGCGTATGATGCCGAAAGTATTTGGCACACTGCGTGATAGAGCTTTTCAAGTTCTTCATCTGTACACTCTTCTATTAATTTGTCTGGACGGATTCCTGCAAGAAAAAGAGACTCAGATTTGTAGATATTTCCGACACCAGATATTTGAGACTGATCCATAAGCCATTTAACCATTGTCCATCTGGGTTTGAGACGAGCAATACGTAAAAATTCGGATAGAGTACAAGGATTATTAAGCATATCAGGACCAATAGAATCCAGTTTTTTAAGATGATCCTTATCATCAAATACAAACTTAATAGTGCCAAAATTGCGTTGATCATTATAATATACCGCTGTATCATCATCAAAATAAAACGCAATACGAGTATGTTTTGATGGTTGTAGTTTGAAGTTGCCACTCATACCAAGAGTAGTATACATGTAGCAGATGGGAAATAAGTCGCTAAACTCCCACCAGATAAATTTACCTTTATTATATACACCCTTTACTGGAAGATGATTATCCTCAAGTGCTATATAAAAATCAGCAAAACCTGTAGGTAAATTTTTAGTATACCTGCCAGAGATAAAATTAAGATTTACTAAAGATTTACCTCGTACAGCGCGATCTACTTGACGAGCTGTACGAGTACATTCAGGACCTTCAGGCATTAACGCATCCGAAGGTGCATAGAACGCGGATATCCCCAAACATCAATAGCAGGGACACGAATCTTACGTTCTTTAGTATTATTTTTATCGGGATTATCAATTGTGAGCATTACACGTTTGCCTTTACGCCACGCAGCTGTCTTATTAAGTAGTTCTTGGTTAGAGCCTATGTAGTCACGACGACAAGCATTTATAGTATTACGGGAATAGTTAGGGCGTTGACCCTGCGAAACAAAGCCTTTAGACTTACCACCTTTTTTTGCCATTTGCATCTCCATTAGTTTTGATATACACAATATATCAAAATAAATAGCATTAAGCAATTATAGAGTAGAAGTCATTGATACATAATTGGAAGTGATTGTTGAATTTTGATAGAGGTCTAAAAATGATGAGACAAATTGGTGAGGTTCATAGTGATAAGAGCACTGTGAACACTCAACCAGGTCAATAGGTTCTACTTTACCTCGTAGAAACCAAATTTCTTCTTCATAGGAACATAGCGGGCAGCTACTTCTGGCTCTCTGAATAGACATGATTTACTTTTTTCTTGTATAAGTCCATAGAGTGATCAAAGATTCCGTCAAAGACTTGTCCTTTTGCAATAGCGCGAGCACGTCCTCTCCAACGATCTTTAAATCTTTGCCATGGAGTCATTTTCCTAATGTTGCCATGATGGTTAATATAAACTAATTGACCGTGATGACGATATATAAATGGAAACGGAACTTTTGTAACAATATCGTTATTATTGACAAAGCGCCAATGTTTAATATTGTCGTTTACCATCTCTTTGACGAAGTCTTTATTACCTACACGGGGGGAACCGAATGTATAAAGTTCATGGGCGTCTAACCGACTCGCCATAATGGTAGCTAGTGCAGCTCCTAGAGAATGCCCCGTACACGTAATTTCAAAACCATCGTCAAGTTTTTGTTCGCTTATCCAACGAACAATATCATCATACACTCGATCTATAGCTTGTGCAAACCCAAAATGGACTAAACCCTTTTCTCGTGCCTTTTTTCTCCAAGCCTTGGCATCAGCTAAAATATCTTTCATTTCATCAGGCTCGGTTCCTCTAAATACGATGAAAATATTATTTGCATGGGTACAAGTAAAAGCTTGAGTACCTTCTTTGTCATACCAAGCCCAGTTATTAATTCCAAGTTTATTAAGTTGCTCTTCAACAACTTCTTTGTCTTGATAAACAAGACTAGCAAAGTCTGCCATAGCAGCAGCTTTTTTTAAATTTAAGTTCATGAGGGGAACTCCTTAACTTATTTAGATTTTTTCATTTTTTTCAAAATTGCAGCTTGAAGTGCTGGGGGTAATTTACGTTGAGCTGGTGTTAAACCATCTTTTTTGCGTTGCATTTTTGGTTTACCACCATTCATCATCGGGTTACCCGATTTTTTATCTTTGTGCATTGACATATTGTCTCCTTTTAATATCACTCCACTCTTTTTCATATTGAGTAGAGTGTTCTATAATAATAGAACTATAAACAGTGCTCACAGTATAAATATTATTATTTAATGACTTTTCACATACAGCTATGTAAGTTTTAATTTCTGCTTCTGTTTTTGGTGGAGTATTTGGGTGATAAAACCCTCTCCACAAGTTTTCTTTATCAGAAATCAAAGTATATTTATAATTATTATTCTTATCATAGCAAAAATAAATATTACTGCTTAAATTAAAATTTTGTTTTATATAATTAGATTCGTTTTCAAGCTCTTCGTTAACTTCAAGAGAAAAATTTTTAAAATGAGTTGAAAATAAGTCTTTATCTTCTACTACATTTTCTTTTCCAATTAATCTGTCTTTACATTTAAAGTGATGTAGTAATCCTTGTGTTTTATTAAATGTAGTAAAGTTAACTCCAAAGTAAGTATTATTAGAATAAGTTTTCCTAACATTTATCAAATAGTTATCTTCGTTAATAGTTATACATTGAGAAACAATAGATTTTGAAGAGTCGTAGTAATAAACATGATTATCATAATTTTCAGTACGAAACTCAACTTTTTCCACGATTGCCTAAATCTTTTTTCTTACCCTTGTAGGGTCCTGATTTTCTTGCTACGAGCCCACGTGCAACAAGGCGAGCACGATTAGTAGACCCAATCGATTTACCCGCCTTGTGCTTACGCAATAGTTCCGAAAGATTAATCTTTGGTTTCTTGCGTTGTATAGCCATTACTGTGACTTCCAGATAGTGTATACGCCCCACACGATAGCAGCCCAAGCTGCAATACCGATGAGTGGTTTAAAAGCAAGAGCTATTACACCCATTGCTACTAGAGCGATACCGTCCCAGGAAGTGCGTTCTTTTAATCTCGACTTCATCCAGTTCATCCACCGACTCCTTTCCTATACGAACGAGTTTTAGCTGCAACTTTCTTTGGTTGCTTAACAAACTGTTTTCCAGCTTTAGAGCCTTTTCTCTTCGCACGATTTGTCGCTGCTTTTTCGCCAGGCGATAACGCCGACCAAGCAGCTTTGGGAAGGTAGCGACCACGTTTCTTACGAGGTTTATCTGCTTCCTTCTCGGACGAATACTGCCATTTTTGTTCTGTCCACCGTTTAAGTGAACGTTGTGTTGGTTTCAGTGCCATTCTTATCCTCTTTCACCAAGTTAATTATCTTTTTTGCGAATATTAAGTTACCATTTAAATTCATGTGATTAGCGCAGGTTCCGCTATACTTATAATCGTCACAAGAAGTTAAAGGATCTAAAAATATATTATCGTTATAAAAGCTTTTTCCGTTTTTAAACTTGTAAGCATTCTGTTCTTCTGTGGTCCAATAGTAATGAATAGTGTTTTCATTACAAAGAGAATCCCAAGTTTTCATTTCTTTAAAAGTAATAAAAGATTGATCTTCAAATCTACTATGACAAATAATGGTATACTCACGAGTTATATTTAATGTTTTACAAAATAAATAATAAGCTAACTCTTCACAACCTGCTGAAACTCCAAAACTCTTTACATTCATCTCTAATAACTGACAAACTATATTCATCCAAGAAAAAATAGTATTGTCTCGTTTTAGGTATTTACCAGAGTCTCTCAAACCGCCTAGCTCACCGAAGCTATCTCCAAACACTAATATAGTTTTATCTGTTTTGATATTTACAGGTTTTAATGTAATTCCTATTTCATGTGGTAAGTTATACTTACTCATCAGAAATAACTCTATTTCCTTTAGCATCAACTTGTAAATTTGCTTTTACATGATCTAATTTTAATTTATATTCATTGTATTTTTTAGTAAAATTCATATTTTTTGGATAACAATCAAAAGCAAAACTATATCTCAACTGATCACTAGGTAAAGTTAAGTGGTGAGTATAAGATAAAAATAATACTAAATCACCGGCTCTAGGTGTATAGGTAAAAGTTTGTTCTTTTATTTTTTCTATACCAGACACAAAAAGCGATTTGTGTGGTGATTCAGCAAAAACTATAGAAGAGCAATCTTCAAAATAATAAACACCACTTAAAAAAGAATCATAGTGTATATGTTTATATACAACATCTCCAGGCGTATATTTATTAATCCAAGATGATGTCATAAATAGATCAACATCATATCCAATCATCTTTACCCAGTGATTAGCTGCTCGTAACCCAATATCACCTAAAGGTTTCCAAGCTGGCCTTTGATGTATTCCTTTCTCCTCAGTAATAGTAGTTGTAGGAGAGTATTGGTTTTTTAAATTTGGTTTATAAAAAAAATTATTTACCATGCTTTTCCAATTTTTTATTACACCGACATTGGTTACTCCCAAATATGCGGGTAAAATTGGGATATTTTCAATCTTCATTCAATCCTCTATTTTTTATAACCACCACCTTTAGCCTTATATTCACGAGCTAACATTTGTGCCTTACGCGCACTCCATTGTCCTGGTGCTCCACCTTTCCCTTCACGCATAATCTTATTAAATATGCGCTTACGAAGTGAAGGTTTAGTGTAAACTTTAGCAGAATTTACAGTTGATTTAGTTTTCTTTGGTGCCATTAATAACTCCTTTTAACTTGTCCACGAAAAGCAGTTTTGTTAGCACACCACTCTTCTGGATGCATATTACTAGGACGTCGTCCTGCAGGTTTTGATACCATACGACCTTGTGGTGTATAAAACGCACACCACTCTTGTGTTGGATGGCGTTTTACGGAAGAACTCATAGACTTCCATGCTTTTGTGCCGTCTGATGATTTAATTAGTTTACGAACTGCCATAATTTCTCCAATAAAAAAGGGGTACAACTTGTACCCCTATTATACTTAAATGGTCATGAGTGTCAAAACAAAATTATAATCTTTTAGTGATTACCATTTCTCCGCTATATTGTTCTTCTTGTTTAATGAAGTCATAAAAACCTTTTACAGCTACTTCTTTATGTTTTGCTTCAATATCAAAGTCTGCATACTCAAGCATCGGTACGTGATTGGCCATTAGATCTTCGTCCCAATAGGTTTCAGAGTGGGCATTAGGTTTCATCCAATAATCTCGAACATCTGGCGGGAAGGACTGGGATTTGTGGAACAACGGGCGTACGCCTTTCCAGCTTTTGACAGCTTCCACGAATAAATCGCTTGTGTGTGTGATGTGTTCCACGTCTCGAACTTTCCGATTGACAGTTTTCTCTTCGATCTTAACTTTCTCAGTTTCAACCATTCTATGGCAGGCATAGTGGTGTGTGTCAAGTGTACACCTGATGGGTATTCGCTGTGCAAGTTCGAGTGTGTGAACAATGTCGTATCCGTTGGGTTTGTCTTCATTCTCGACTGCAAGACATTGTTGTGCATAGTCGGAGAGATAGGGGAAGTTCGTAGCAAAGCGTTTGATTCCGTCTTCATGTTTTCCTCCATAGAGTCCTTGTAAATGAATATTCATTGTAAAGTCTTGAGCCGGAAGTCCCATGTACTTGCCGTACAGTGCATGGTACTCTAAGTCTTCAATAGACTTGGCTACAACATCAGAATTATTGCTCCCAAGCACAGTATATTGCCCAGGGTGAACAGATAAGCGAATCTCATGCTCCATTGCGATCTTTCCTGCTCTTTGTAGTATATCTTTAATTTCATCTCTTATCTCCTCGTACCAAGGTTGTGTAAATTCTAGTGTATAACACGGAAATAGCTCAGAAGAAATTCTGAAAGCTCTAAAGTTTCTTGGTTGGTGTGGGAAATGGTTTGTAATAATGTCTAAAAGTTTATTGCAGTTAGCAAGGGCTTTTTGTTGAACACGGTCTTTACCGTCAGCTTTTAGAGCATAAGTTTTGGTAGTAGTACCTAGATTGTAACGTTTAGCAAGTTGCTTGTCATGGAATTGACAACACTGTGCAATACGCCAATCGGTTTGCGATTGATTGAAATATTCCATAGAATCTCCGTTGATTTTCTATATATTACATTATCACAAACCGATTAGCAAGAAGCAGTTATTTTTTCTTAATAGCATCAGCCCCAAAAAATGCTGATACTAAGGCAGCAATAGCAACAAAGTAAGTAGGTGCAATATCACCTATAATTGTTGCTGCTTTATCTAAGCCAAGGTAAGAAGTACCAAGAATAGCAAAAGGATATAGTAACATACCAAAAAGAGCAAACCACGTCATTTTACGCATAGCGTCGCGTTGAGCGTCTGCATCTTCCATTTCTTTGCGTTTAAATTCTAAGTACATTGCGTGTTCTTCATCAGAAACTCGCCCATCTCCGTTTGAATCAGCTGGGTGAAATGTTTTAGGGGAATCTTCACTCATTACTTACTCGCTTTTGGTGCTGGTTTAGCTACAGGTTTTGGTGCAGCTTTTGCAACTGGTGCAGGAGCTGGTTTTGCTTTAGGAGCAGGTGCTGCTTTCACAGGTTCTGGTTTAGGCTCTGCTTTTGGAGCTGGAGCTGACTCTTCAGCAGCTAACATCTCAGCTTCACCAACACCATACCCTTGACGCATTAGTGCAGACTTTTTATCAGTATTTGGGTCAGTAGCGGGAGGAGTATCTAAAATTGCGTCAATTTCTCCTAGCCCATAACCGTGTTTCATCAAATAACGACGGGCATCATGATCTGACATTCCTTTAATTTCTTCCATAGTTTTCTCCTTTATTAAGATAAGACTCTACTTTATTTTTTAGATTAAAAGTAGTATCT